CTGGTTAATAACGGCATAGCGGCTATGTGGTTGTCGGAGGGTTTTAACGTAAACGCCTCGGACGGGCAGACCTTGAAAGAAGTCTGCCCCACACGACTCGCGGAACGGTCCCTCAAAGAAGGACTTCGAAGCGTTGACCGTGAATCCGAGAAGTGTTAGTAGACGACAAACATTACGGGCGACAAACTTGCCGCAAATAATGTCATCGCCATTAACACCCCAAGACCCACGTTCAGCAGGGTATTCACATACCTTGTTGGCCGCCTCGACAACACAGCAAAAGATCATGGTCTGCAACGGGAATGTAAAACCATTCCCCATCGTAGAAACCATGTTCAGTTGCACCTTGCTGCCATCTGGCATTTCGGTCTCTCGACACCTGAGAAGCCTCAACCACGCGAGAAAATCGCGAGGAAAAGTCTTCTCGAGCATCTTAAGACCGATAGAATCGGACGCCTTCGACAGGTCTATCGTAACCAAACCATCTTCTGGTGGGTTACGGTTTACCTTTAAATCAAAGGAACCGATTCGAGCAAGATCACGATTACGAGATTGCTGAATTGAAAGGTCGATCCCGAAAAAGGATTGTAACCGATCAACAAGCAACTCACCTAGCCCCAGCTGATAAAACATATTCAGCGAAGGTTCGGTGCAAATCGTACGTGAAATGTCGACGTTCTTCGGAACACAGGAAAGCCGATTACTTGCGACTATACGAGCCTCTCCATAACACGCAGAGCGGAAGCTTTCAGCATCCGCCCACGTGCCAGATTGGCTTACGTAGTTAGTGTAAACACTATAGAGACCTTCTGAAGTAGTCGTTAGCGGGGAAGAGAAGAGCTTCGTATAGAAGTCATCTCCAACTGCACCCACAGACGATCCCGGTCCCATCCTTGCTCGATCAAGTATCGATTCCAAGGAAAAGACAAGGGGACGCCGGTTACCCGGCTCAAGAAACTGGTGAACGAGTTGGCAAAACTCGCCCACCAGTAACTCGTCTAGTGAAGACTCCAACTTCAGTGTCCAATCTCCAACGAGACCGTTGGTCTCGAGGAAGTCTGTAATAGCAGCACTGTCAGCAGCACCCGTGGCGTCATCCTCAAATTTCTTTAAGAAGGACCGCGCGAGTGAGCTAGCAGCAAAACTACTACTGGACATACCTGGGTAAGGTTCCAAGCAGAAGCCTGGAACCGAACTTTCAAGGTCTTCAAGCAAGTCTAAGAAGAGCAGCTCAGAAAAATGGCTCATGAGCAATCTCCTAACGTTAGCACCTCAGTTACTGTAGTCCGTTAACCAATTGGCACGCCTTTCGGCGCACAACGGGTGAGGGACTTCAGATAAAGGGAAGGTGAAAACCGGATGCTGCCTGCCGGAAAAGCAACCCTCAGAATTGAGAATTGCAACGGCAGTAGCAGTCGGTATCGCCGCCTTTATAATTCCACTGAAAACTTCAGTGAAATAGCGTGGATGAATAGAATTCAGATCGGGCAACGTAATCGGAGCTAGATAAGCCCCAATAACGCCAGCAAATCTGACCAATTCATCCAAGTATAGCTGGTTGCTAGAAATAGCAACTTTACTACACATGCTAGAAGAATCAACTTCAGGAAAGCAACACCAAACCGTGTTCCAGCGAGCAAGTTTAATGCCGCCAACGTCAAGGTAGACGTTGTCCGACATTTTAAAACGAGGCGCCACAACACAGTAAGAGTTGCAATTCCTTGAGACTTGAACTTCGAAACCATGGGAAAGTACCTCAAACTTCATATCGCCTCCATAAGGAGAGAGGTAGGAGTTAAAGGACTCCCGTGATTAACGCATCGCCGATGCCGGCCGAAGCTTCGTTAAGCTGACCGATCATCAAACTGAGAGCCGCGCGTATGTTGTCCGCGTCCGCTGAGTCCGCTCCAGCAGGAATAGAGATTTTCATCTCTATCTGCATGGTCTGCGCACTCTGTCCGGAAAGGGGTTTAACGCCCTTCCGAACGCGAAACGTGTAGACATTGCGCTGAACGTTACCGAGTTGCCCGGTCGCGGGATTGACGGTGCCAGGCGTCTTGAAAGACGCAGGGCGTTCCATCGTAACCGTGAACGGATCACTTGCCGAATGGGCGCGTGCAGTACCGACAGTACCCGTGAAACTCGTGACAGCATATTGCTTGCTGTACGCGTTAGGCGGGGTATCGGCCACAAGCACCCAGACAGGCGAGGTAAAGCCAGTTTGAGCACCTCCAGTTACGGAGAGGTCTGAAACAAACGTCATATAACGATTCCAGTTGTATGTCGTACTAGAACGTACCCTTCCGAAGAAGAATAAGTTTGTTGTTAACGACAGATTTTTGGATAACCCGTCTCGTTGAACTTAACTGAGTGGCTAAAGCAGCCAAGTTAGCCCATTTTAAAGAGGAAGCACCAGGTATCTCCCACCTAAAAGGTGGAACAAGAGATCCCCCGTACACTCCTCGATTAATGGTCTTCGACGAAACGGCGAAGTAGCCGCCAGAACAATATTGCAAAGGAGGATGAGAGGGATCACTGACAGGACCATTGTAAAAGCTTTTAGCTTCTTCAAGGTCTTCGATGATAGTCCACTTCATCACCCAGCGCACATTTGAGCTGAGATTTGCAAGTCCATTCATTACGTCACCAATATTGGTGAAGTAATCAGCGACAAACGAGTAAGGAATCAAATCCCAAAGAGTGGGAATGAAATTGGCCATATTGAGGCCAAGCTTCTGAAACGCTGTAGAGCGAACAGAAGGACTTACTCCAATACATGCGAGGTACTTCACAGTATGACTACGACGACGAAAGCATCGAGCT